TGTAAGCTTAGGTATAATGCAAGCAGCACCAGCTAAAAGAAATGCATCTCCTGATACTGTTATCTATAAAAAAGGTTCTGCTGCTTGGAAACAAAATCCCGGATGGAGGGATAAGAAAACTGGTAATATAACTAGGGCAAGTATTGATGCGTATTACAGGAGAAATATGTAATGAAAAGGTTTGAAGCACCAATACCCGGACAATCATTAACTAAAACTCCCGGTAACTATCCTTGGGAAAAAGAACCTAAGTTAGTAGATGTCGATGAAGTAATTAAAGCACATTTAACTAAAATATCTGAAGAAGATTCTATAGATAACTTACTGTTTATTTTAGAGTCAGGTCTACCAGTAAATATTTTAGTTGAAACTATTTTAACTACTGCTGTTAGTAAAGGATTACATACTGTAGACGTAAGTTTAATTGTCGCACCAGTGATTCATGAATTTGTTGTAGACTTAGCTACTGATGCGGGGGTAAACTTTAAAGAGTTCTTTGAGGACTCTAGTATGACAGAGCAAGAAAAAAATAGAAAGGCTGACATATTAATTAAAAAATCTTTAGCTGCTACTCCTGATGAAGAAAAAGATTCTGGGTATGATATGTTAAAAGAACTTTCTGGTACGACAGAAGCAAAAGCTGAAGAGCCTGTAGAAGAGCAACCTATGGAAGAACAATCTAAAGGTCTAATGAGTAGAGGTACACAGAATGGTTAATTTAAGAGTTGCTGCAGGTGGAGCCGCTGCAAGATACCTACAAAAAGAAGATGAAAGAGAAGCTTTCATTAGAGAGCTTAGTATGAAAAATAGACAGTACCTTTTAGAAACTGGTGCTCAAAAGCTTCAAGACTTAAGAGATCGTAGAGATGCTAAACTTTCTAAGATTGGTGCAGCTACAAGCTTAGGGTTTACAGAAGAAGCTGCTATTCTTTTAGATGCATCCGGTCAACTTGATAAACAAATATCAGAGCTTTCTAAACTTAGTGATGATAAAATTAACAAAGATAATATTAAAATGATTAGTGAACTTGTTGTAAATAAAGTAAATCCAGAATACAGAGCACAAGTATTAGAATCATTTTTAACTTCTACTAATTTTGATGTATCAGAAATACAAGAACGATTTGGTAATGCTATCTTTAATGCTGCAGAAGGTAGTGTAGAAAAGGCAAGTAAGATTTTATCTGAAGCTCCATCAGGATCTTCTATGTCTATAGATAATTTTGATATTAGCTTTAGACCTACTAGACCTATGACCACTGAAGATTTAAATACTGCAAATAAAGCAATAGATAATATTATCCAAGCTAATTTTGGTAATCTTTATACTGGAGATGGTGAAACCTATCAGGGAGAAGACGCACCTGAAGTTGGTAGAATTAGAAATGAAATGATGGAAGTGTATAAAAATACTTGGGACACTGCTACATACACTGGCAATCCTATAGATATACTTTATAGTTTAGGTGATAGTATTTACCAGCAAACAAGAGGGGGTAAGGTCCGTCCAACGGCAAAAGTTGTTGTAACTACTAATTGGCAGGATTTACCTGACTATACTCAACCACCAACTGGAGGGAGTTCTAATACAGCTGATGCTACAGAAGGACTAACTGAAGAGGGTAATAATCCTCTTACTCCCCCTTCAGCTGAAGGGTTTTATGACTAGAGTTCTTAATAATTACAGGTACTGTTAAACTATAAAGTAGGATTAAATATGACTTCTTATTTAGAAAACATAGAAGAAAAAAACTTTTTAGATTTAAAAGATAACTACGATTTTCAAGTAGATCTTGTTAAGTTTTTTTCTGGTGGCAGATATAAAATGTCTCGTGCAGAGATAGAGGAACAGGGCTATGAAAACTTAACTCGTAAGTTTGCAGAACATATGAGGTTTCAAAGCTGGAATGATGCCACTGCTTTAAAAGATTTAAACTATGTTAATAATAAAAAATTACCTCAAGGTGGTAAAGAATCTTTTGGTAATCTAGTACAGGCATGGGATAACTCTGAGGCTGCAGGTACTGGTGCTTGGAGTGGGTTAGGGGATTTCAGTGAGGCATTGGTTAAATCTCCATCCACATACTTAGGTATGGGTAGCTTTGGTTTAGCTAAGGCTGGTGCTAAAGCTGCAACTAAAACTACACAAATATTAGTTAGAAAAAAACTAAAGGACTATTTTAGTAAACGGGTAGTAGCTAAAGGTATGGCTACTGGTGCAGTAACTGAAGGTGCTATCGGTGGAGTAACCTCTTACGGTGCAGGAGAGGTTCGTGAAGAGCTATTAAATCAAGAGTATACTACCTCTGATCTAATTAAAGACATTGCTATTAATGCTGCTTTTGGTGCTGTTGGTGGCGGTGTTGGCGCTAAGATAACAGAAAAGAAAGCTATCAATGTAGAAGAGTTACTAACAAAGCAAAAAGAATTAAATAAAAAGAACTCTTTAGAGGCAAGTAAAATTACCAGTACTAAACAAGAGTATAAAAGATTTGCAATAAACAAAACATTAGATATGGAAGCCACACTTGCAGCTAGAGCAGGTGATAAAGTAGCTGGGGTAATTAAAGATCCGCTTGATCCTGAGAAGGTAAGTATGGGCCAGTCTATTTTAAACAGCATGCAAAATCCAGAAGCAAATGATGTATTTAGTTCTGGTTTAGATCTTACCACAATGAGATCTATTACTGCAGCAACTATTGAGATAGCAGAGAAACTAGATCTAAAAGATAACGAAAGGATCACAACTGCTGTCGCTAACTCTATTAATAGTAAGACCTTAGATGTTACTAAATTAATACCAGAAATTAGAGATAAGTATAATCTAACTAAGGAACAATTCTCTTTAATATATTTAGCTGATCTATCTGCAGCAGGTAAAAAACTAGCCGAAGCATCTAAAATATCTAAAGCTGTCAGTAAGGTAGAGGCTGCTGCACCGTCAGAAGTTATGGGAGATCTTACTAAACTTTCTAATAGGGGCTTATCAACTATTAATGATATACAAGCAGCAGAAATATCCGCTAATGTAATTAAAAACTCTGCTGGTCGTAGTAAAAGTATAGTAGCTGTTGATCTTTTCAGAGATTTAGATCAAATGCGTATTGCATTTATGACATCACAACCTGCTACAACAGCCCGTAACGTTACATCTACTGGATTACTAGCTGCAGTAGAGATTAGTGATGAGTTTTACCGTGGTTTGTACAGAACTATAACAGGTAAAGAAGGTGGGGGAATAGGTAACACAGTACGTAACATGTCCTCTACTCTTCGTGGATTAAGTATGGACAGTGCAACTGCACAGGTTGTTAGGGGCATGCTCCAAGAAGAAATGCCAGAGGCATATGCAAGAACATTTCATGATACACTAAGATCAGAAGTCTCAGGTCAAAGTCAAACAGCTTTTGCTAAAGCAGGTAGGTTCGTTAATATTTTTAACACTGCCACTGATACTGTATTTAAAGAAGCAGCATTCTTTAGTAGTTTAGATAGACAGCTAAGAACTGCAGGTAATGAAACTGTTGGTACTAATGTAAAAGATTTTATCCTTAAGACAGGTAAACTTGATAAGCTTGATAAATCTATGGTAGACAAAGCTCTTGATGATGCTAATAGATTTACAATGCAAAGAACTTATATGGATGATAAATCTTTATTCGGTAAAGGCGCAAGGGTGGCATCTTCAGTTAATAAAAAGATTCCCTTTCTTATGTCAGGAGCTTTAGGTGTACCTTTCCCAAGGTACGTAGCTAATCATATAGAAATGATTGCTGACTACACTCCGGGTTTAGGGGAGCTTGCTAAAAGATTTGAAAATTCTTCAAGCTCAGACGCAGCATTTTCTTTTACAGGAGATCCATATAAATCTGTTGAAGATAGAAGAGTAAGGCAGTTTACTGGCGCAGGTTTAATAGCTCTTGGGTACTATTTAGCTAGTACTAAGGAGGGTGAAATAAATTATAAATCTATAGAAAATTCTATTAAAGGTGAGGCTGATATTGCTTCTTCATTAGGGTTTATTATTGCACCAGTATTTATAGGAGATTCACTATACAGAAAATGGAATGGCCTTGCTATGCCAGAAAACATAATAAAGGAGTCTTTGTCTGTTGCAGGTGGTTTAAATGATATGGGGTTTGATCTTAGTGGTATTAAAGAAGTTATAGATTCTTTTGTTGAAGTTAGTATAACTGAAGGGCTTTCAAAAATGGGGGGTAATATTTTATCAACATTTACCTATCCACTAACTCCACTAAGAGATTTACAAGGTCAGTTTAGTTACGAGTCTGCTGGTGCCCCTTACACCAGAAGCCTAGCTTCAAGTTTAGAAGAAGATAAAACAGAAGAAACATCTGGTATGTTTGCAGCGCAAGCTACAAGGTTCTTACCTGATTATGACTTTATACAATACACACAATCTTTTACTCGTAATGAAGGTAATGACATTGATTACTATAGTCCTTTTAATCCTATGCCTGTAGGCAAGATGAACCCTATTGCAAAAACTTTCACTGGTGTAGCTGGTAGTCCAACACTTACTGGCATACAAAGAGAAATGAACAAGCTTAATTTGGAAGAGTATAAACTATATAGAAACTCTACAGTAAAAAATAATAATTTAGATTATGTAGTTAGATACAGACTATCACAGATTATGCATAAAAACTTTGAAGCTTGGAGAAAAGAAAAACTACCACTTGGTTCAGAGTCAGAGAATAAAACTTATGATGAAATAGAATCAGTAGAATTAAAGAAAGAAATTTTTAAGGGGTTTATAGATCGTCAGGTGAAGCATCAAATAAAGAAAACAGAAGACTGGTTTGGCAGTCTTATAGGTCAAAGAAATAATATGAAAGCTAGGGGTTATATTCGTAATAACTATTTTCTGAAGATAGCAGAGCAAGGCGACAGGATATTTAACAAAGCCGCCTCTGATTTAACAGGTGATAAATTTAAAACCTCTAAAGAATATTTAGAGGACTCTGAAAGTACAGAAGAAGAACTAGAGAGACGCCAGAGTTTAATAGAAGCTGTAGGTAAACTAGAGACTAAAATCCCTAAGTTTCAACAAACCCCCTAGTCATCTTCACTTAACATATAGTCTGCCCATTCATATGCTGCTCTTTTAATATCAGACATTTGAGAGCCTTTGCTATTAACAAGCAACCCAGCTAGGGCTTGCCCAGCTAGGTAACGTCTTGCAGTTAAAGGCTTAGTATCTTTAGGGGTACGCTTATTCTGTACGTACTTCTTAGCTTCTGTTTCTAGTTTTGTTTTCATTCTCTTTAACTTTTTCTAGATTGGAGAAATAAGCTTTGTTAAAACCAAACTCCCAATCACGATTATCTTTAGTATTAGGACGGTAGGGATTCCCTAACCGTCCTTTTTTAAATGCGTCCATACCTTTTTGAAAAGCATTCATTTATGGATCTCCTTCATAGTCTCTAACATTTTACGTAAGTACCATTCTGCTTTTTCCATATCTTCAACAGGCTTACTTTTGTAACCGTGTCGATGCTGATACTTAATTAAGTTTCCATGACAGTAACCTTTAAACTCCTCTGGTGTTAGTACTTGTTTAATGTAGTCTATGCACTCCACCCCCTCACCTAGCTTATAGTGAGAGGGGTTGTTGACCGGATCATAACTCATTTGATTTCTACTAGCTCCGCTTCTGTGTAGGGGATGTGATAGAACGTTTCGTGTTGTGGCATTCTATGGTTTGGGCCTGTAGGTTTTTGGATACAGTCATCTGTCATTTGAGTGCCACTAATCTTCCATGCTTTATTATAACTTTTATTAAAGACAAAAAAGTTTAAGTTATCTAAGTTGTCTTTATACTTCTCTACTAATCTTCGTTTACGTGCAGGTATTCTAACCTCTGCCCAATGGGTAGGCCAATCACCATTCCATTGTGCCTTACGTTCAGCTTCATGATAATGTGTAACCCCATTCTTTTCTGACTTAACATCTGCATAGTAGTCTTCAGTAGAACTAAGGATCGTATGTCCTTCAGCTTCTAAGTATTTGATAAGTGCTTCTTTAGATGGTGCGTCAACTTTGTCATAAACTTTTTTTCTGAAAGGTCTTACATATACATCCATGATGTACTCCTTTGTGGTGAGATTTGAATTATATACTCTTTGGTATTTCAAAGCAATAGGTATTTGCAGTTGAATCCGGTGAAGGTTTAGTGCTCACTAACCTCTCTTCCATTGTTATTGCTACCTTCATACATGTGTCGTAATCAGGAAACAAAGAATGAAAAGCTTGTACTTTCATATTACCTTGAAAGGTCATAATGAGCACTAAAACATACACTAGAACAGACCTGACAGAATATCCACTGTAACTGGGATTACAACTTCTGCTACTACTATTGCACCTACTAGGAATGTCATTACTTCAAACATATTTTTCTCCTTATGTTATGTCTACCATTTCACACACATCACCTGTACAGGCCATTGTCTGCATTGATACTGTGTTATCTTCTTTTTCGTACTCTGAAAGCCCTGACCAATCAATAGCTTTAGGCATAGTCAATAGTACATTGTTGTAAGTATCACTGTCAACCTCTTGATAAGGTGCTTGTTGATAGGTATGCTCATTGTATGGTAGAAATGACACACCTGACATTTCATCAAAGTATTTATAAACAAAGGCACCTACTTCAAACCACTCATCTTTCTTAACATTAATTGTAACACTTGGTTTATGCTCACACCATGATCTCTGATAGGACAACCACATTTCTAGCTGCTCAATAGCAGTCATGTCTGATGTAACGACAGAATCTTTAGGTGATTGAATGGGGAAACTAAATACTGTTGTTTGATCTGGCTTCATCACACAAGGTTCACTGGGGATACCTTGATCTTTCATAAACTGTGTCAACGGATCTTTATTATCACCACGCACAGTGCGGATATAATAGGGGCTATGGCGAGCATGTATGCCAGAGGCACTATCCACCAGTTGTGAGACTGTTCCCGAAGGTTTGCAGCATGTAATTGCAGTAGCAACAGGTATATCAAGACGATCAGCCCATTCAGCATTAGTAGATACACAAATCCTACGAAGATGTTCAAGAGTATCCTCCAGTCCTTTATTCTTCTTGGTCATAAGAGGATTGTCCATTATCCCTGTGAGTGACACACCAAGCAGTCGTTCTTCTTCTGTATTTCTAGACCACACCTTTCGCAAGTAGGGGAACTTAGTGTATGTGGATTGGATAGTTCCCAGAATTGTTGCCAGACGGACTTTTCGTTCAAGATCGTCAACACTGTCTGTTGCACGGACAACAACCTCTGTAAGATTACAGAACTGATATGGACGCAGGATGATTTCACTGCAAGGATTAGTTCCAAACTCAAAGTCTGCATTACGCCTACCATTCTTAGCAGCCTGTACTTTACTTGCTTGACGATTGAATACACCACGTTCTCCACTTCCTGATTCTACTAGTGCCATCCACTCTCGCATGAATGAGACAGCATCTGGTTTTTCTGTGTAACTAACACTGTTATTAGCTAAGGCACGTTGTGGATCATTCTCCCACCATGCACCTGACTTAGCATGACGCATACGATCATCACTAAGGTTACTCAAAGAGATCATAGCTGACCTACGTACTCCACCTACTACAACTACTTCACCAATCTTACACATGATGTCATGACACTCAATGCTAGATAGCTTACGTCCCTGTGCATTCTTGAAGGTAGTGATAACAAAGTTGAACAACTCAACAAGAGGTGCTGGACCAGAAGCTCGACCACCAAAGGTCTTAAGCTTTGCACCTGCAGGACGTACCAAACCAATATCCCATTGAGGGATTTCACCAGCCCAGAGGAGAGCAAGAACTTGACGAAGAGCTTTAGCCCAACCTTCCTTACTGTCTTTGACAACGATAGTAGTTTCACTAACGAACAGCTCAGGGATCTCAGGCAACTTACTGACGAACTGCCGCTCGACACTGAAGCCGACACCAGTACCACAGAGAAGGATAAACATAGCCTCATCGAAGGACTTAGGGTCATCTACGGGTAGGTAGCTGCAGTTATACATACAAGTGTTGTCACGGTTAGCAGCAGGACCAGCAGTCATCATTGCCCTCATACTGGGCATAACTTCTAAACCTAAGATGGCTTGTTCTATTTGTTGTGCTATCTCCATGTTGTCTTCACTAGCACCACTATCAACTATAGGCTCAACCACATTATTCATGTAACGCCCTACTGTTTCATCCCATGACTCTCTTCGCCCTTCCTCTTCAAGCCATCGGGCATAACGTGAAGTGTGAATGAATGCTTGATAATCTGTTGGTAGGTAGTTATTCATCTATTGTCTCCGCTTCCCTTTAATACACCACGTTGTTCTCTATCGTCTAACTTTGCCATGTTCATTTCCATAACCTTACGTAAGTTACCCCCAAAGATATTTGACAATGCTACTGTGTAAAATAGTACATCACCCAACTCTTTTAATATATCTTCATCACTGAACCTATTCTTATCACGAAAGAGTTTCTTTATCTTCTCAGATACCTCACCCGCTTCACCAGAGAGGCCAAGAGTATTTTCTATTAGACGATCCCGCCCTTTAGTTAATATCTTGTCCTCTACAAACTGGCTATAGAAACGAACCGGATCTTCATTGTAGTCTGGACTATTCTGAAACATATCAAAATAGCCAAACGCTTCTAGATCACTCCGATTGATCATCCTTACTACCTCCCAATGACTGTTTCAATTCATTAGTCTTCATCTGCTGAATAGCAGTAACACACTGAGTGATGTGACTTAATAGTGCTGAAGCATTGGAGCCTACATTCAAGATGTTTAGAATCTCTTTCTGCTCATCATTCATGTCTTCAAGTTCATATTCTTTATCGTCTAGTGTTAGTTTAGTCATCTGTTTTTACCTCACAGTTTGTTACAGTTATATCGTCTAAGTCATACAGGATATCCTGTATTAGTTCTTGAATCACATTCAAATTATATCTTGGATCTGACTCAAAAAAATTTGCATCTGGTTCTACCTTTATGTTGACAGTAACCTCATATCGGAAACCCCTAGTTATACTCATCTAAAACCCCATGTCAATCTTCGATTTCAATTTCTATCGGATTAATATTCTTTTGAAAGTATTTAACCATCTCATAAGCATTGTTAAAAGTGTCAAAGAAATACTCCATAGAATCAATCTTACCATCCACCTCAATCTTGCATAGGTTGTAATGTACATCATCAAGATCAGGGTGATCAAAAGGATGAGGGCCAGAGATAACATCCCAAATCTTTATCGGCTTATCTTGTATATCACTGTTTGTCATTGTTACCCCTAAGCAATTGTATGTAATGATCTAGCTCTGTTACGACTAACCATTTTTGTCTATCACCTCTGTAGAAAACAACAGGTGGATTCTTTGTATGATTGTTAGCTTGTTGCATCCAACCATACACAGTTTTTAAACCTGACTTCCTACGTTTAACTTCTATTGATATGGGTATTAACTTACGTGCTGCAGGTGATAGTTGTATGTCTGCACCAGTATCACCCATAACTGTAGACTTAATATCATCAGGCTCAAGTTCAGGGAAGGCTTCTAGTAAAGCATCCCTGATCTCTTGCTGACCCAGCCTACCTTTTTGTTTGGCTGTTTTACTCAATCTATCAACTCCGGTACTTTTGGTTTCTTAACAACATCAATCAAGTACTCCTTACGTCCACCAGAATATTGAAACACCCTAGCTTCAGGCCAGCATATCTTTCGGTACTCACAACCTGAACAAGCAAACGTAAGCTTAGTGTTTTCAGATGTGTCTGACTGAGGTATAGGTGCCATCCGTTCCTCTGGTAAATCACCTGACACAACCTCTTTTACTTTCTTAACCTCTTGTTCTTTGTTCTTTAGCTCATCAGTGAAGTCATAGGTATCTAATACTAACTCGAAGTTATCTTTCTGTACGACAAGAAAAGCACCACGTTTTTTATCTGTTACAAGTGGATCATCTTTACCTGCATATACATACGAACTTAACTGACTGATGTAACCGTATGGATCATCATCACGCAGCACATGATTCTTAAACTTCTGCATCCCATATCGTGATGCAGACTTAACATCTATTGTTACACCATCAATGACTGCATCCCTGTGACCCTTGATGCCATGAACAGACAGACGATCCTGCTCACCCTGTACATCATGTCCTGCTGCCCTTGCTAATGCAAGGACAAGAGTTTCTAAAAGATCCCCGTAAAAGAAAAGACCAAGTAACTGAGGCTTTAATGGTGCAGCTTCTTCTGTTTTATTTATTCTATACCAAGTCTTTCTTTTACAGGGCGAACCCACAGAGGATAAACTTAAATACCCTCTGGGCTTCTGAGGTTCCTTGAATCTAGCTTCCGCTGTTTGAGCTATATTAGTTGCTAGATATTCTGTAATCGTCTTATCCCACCCACCCTTTCCTTCAATTACAGAATAAATATCTTCGACTAACGTATTTATATTAGGCATAACTTCCCCTTAAAATGGAATTTCTTCTGAGACAAGTTCAGCTTCATTTACTACAGCGGCTGATGGTACACTACCTGATGTGATGTCCTTAGTGAAAGGGTCAGGTCCAGATATTCCTGATGTACCATCAAACTCTACATGCTTCATAACCTTAACACGTTCAAGTCGTGTAGTTACAGTGCTGTACTGTTTGTTCTTGTAAATGTCTAACTCTACCAGAACCTCTGAACCATTACCAATGGGGCCATCACTATCGAAGTTCCAAGCGGTGCCATCTGGCTTGTACACTGCAGGTGCTCCACCATCCCAGTCATTGGGGGTTTCAAACTTACGTGTAAACTTGAAGGCACGTCCTCGTCCTTCTGGATCATCCTTACCAGAGGACATACACCCAGATGCCTTAACACGGTCAGTGTTATCTTGATCAAGAATCATCTCAATTGTACACCGTCCGTTAGTATCTTGCCACTGCCCTTGATACCCATCAAGGTCACGGTTATCTTCAAATACTTTTGCCCACTGAGCAATACCTGTTACTGTTATTTTAGCCATTCGCTAACTCCTTTAAAGACTAGAATTGAATTGTAGCATGTATTAAAAAGAACATGCAAGAACTTTTTAGTGTATCTCGGAATATTTATTTCCGAACTGCACATCAATACCTAAATCAACATTAAGCTTTAATTCATGATTTAGTTTATTAATAGCATTAACAAGCCTACGTTGGTGGTGTTCTTCATGTCCTTTCTTAACAAGATTAATTGATTCATCGTGAAACTGACCTACGATATTAGGTCTTGCTATACGGTAGTAAGCTACCCACTTATCAAAACAGTAAGCACCTGTAGATTGGTTGAGTGTAGAGAATACATCCTTCTCATATCGAAGAGTATGCCAGAACTTACTGACAGGATTTTGTACCCACATCTGTCCATTAATAAGCTTCACTTTCTTTAGGTTGTCTGCAGCAAACTCTGCGACAGACCAGTTACGTTCCCAGTATGCATTCAAAAGCTTCTTAGCTTCTTGTTCTGTCATACCAGTTTCTCTTGATAGTTTTGCTGCGCCAACCCCATAGGTGGCTGAGTAATTAACTACTTTGTAGTTCTTTCGTAATGATTTCAAGTTGATTTCACCTGAATTATGTTTATCTATATCAGTCTGTGTAACTGCACCAGCATGTTTAGCTAAGTCTAGGTGTGGATCAAATCCATCCTTTGACATCTCCTCTACATACTTAGGGTCGTATGGTTTCATATAGTGTCGCTTGGTTGTATCTTCAAGTGATGTCATATCAGCACCACATAACACATAACCTTCTGGTGCTATGAGGCAACCACGTATTTCTTTACCCCAAGGTTTATCTATACCCGGAAGATTTACTAAAGGCTTTTTGTGTTTGAATCTTAGTGTATTAGTAAGACCTTCAATCTCTGCCTTAACATAACCATTAACTTCACACTCTAACATAACTTTAAAAATGCCAAGCCTGTGCTGAATAACTGTAAGGCCATCAAGCACACTGACCGTAGGGTTGGCATCAATCAACAACTTAACTGAGTTAGTAAGCTCACCATTCTTTCGTACTTGTGGAATCTTACGATCCTCAACAAACTTAAATGTACAAGGCTTCCAACCTAGATCAAACAGCCATGCCTTTACCTGATCACTGGACTTAGGGTTAGGCTCTTCAACTCCTTTCACTATTTCTATTTCACCGATATAGTCAGAGGGATGCATATGCTCTAGAAGTAAAGCGTTCCATTCAGCACCCTGTTTAGATAGTGATCCATCTTTCTTATGCATTACCTTTGGCTTTGACTTCTTTCTAAGCAAGGTACGCATAGGCATTACTGTTTTTAATTCAGTAATCTTTTTATCTTGTTCAGCTTTTAGTTTAACTAAACAATTTTTAGCAAGATCAACGTCAAGTTTCCACCCACTCTCTTCTGCAGCATAAGCACATTTCATTTTAAATGTAAGATACTGTAAGAATCTATCAAGGTTAGACTTGTCTTTGTAAACCATCATAAATCTTTGGATAAGATTTCCCCAAAGTCTTTTAGTTATCTTAACATCTTCTTGACATCTATGTATGTACTCTTCTTGAGATAGGTTTACCCAATCAGTTATTTCTGGTTTGGGTACACCAAAGTCTTCGCCAAAAGAATCAAGATTATGCTTAGGTCTATCAGTATTAATTACCCATGACATAGGTAATGTATCATACAACTTAGCTTTAATATTAATACCTAATATCTTTTCAAGCAGTGGTATATCATAACGTATAATGTTATGACCTATCAAAACCTTTTGATTAAGCAGTATGTTTCTCATTGCATCATAGTCACTGGTAGAACCCATAGGGATTCCACCTGTAGTAAACGACATGCAGTGTATTTTGGTGGCATCATCTAAGAGGCCATCAGCTTCTACATCAAATATCATTACGCCACCTGTGATTCTTGTGTAAACAAATCCTCTCTTAGTATGGTTGTTGTTGGATCGTAGTACACTGATCCAGCCCTACCTAACTTAGCAAAAGGTCTGTTCTTATCTACGATAAAGGTTGTTGTGTTCTGTTCTACTTCGTCCTCACTTTCTGCTGTACGTTCTAGCTTGATGCATATGATTGCTTCTTCTTCAAGTGAAGCAGCATACTTGGTACGTCCATCATCATTGACCTGAGAGATAAAGATCACACCAATGCTTAGCTCCTTAGCTAACTGAGCCATACGTGAGCCTAGTGTAGTCAGTGTACTGGTAGCACCATCCACACCTGAGTTAGATAGGTAGGCTAGACGTTGTACATGGTCAATGAATATGTAGCCAGCACCATACACTGTAACAGCTAGACGTACATAGTCGAGCAACTTAAGTGGATCATCGTGTGACATCATCTCAAAGATAATTGTCTTCTCACCTTTGGTTGCAATCTTAGCAGCCTCAATGACGTTCTGCTCTGACACGTTGTTGTTAGCAGCATCCTCTTTAGTCCTGACGTTTATACCAAGGTGGTACGTAGCCATAGCACGGTAGGTGGTAGACTTCATCTCTTCCATGTGCAGCATTGCTACTGATGTATCACCATTGTTGAG